TCTTCGGCCAACGGATGATGTCCTTGCTTGCCGACACCTTTGCGATCAACCCGATTCCGCAGGTGCTGCGTCCGCTGTACGACGTGGCCCGCAACAAGGATGGTCTGTCCGACAGGCCAATTGAGACCGAGGCGATGAAGAACATGTCGGCCGACGAGCGCATCAACCCGCGCACCTCGGGCGCAGGGATCGTCGCCAACAGACTCAACAGCATGGTCGCCGATGGCATCGGTGCTGTGACCGGCGTCGACTCCGAGAAGATGAAGCTGTCGCCAATCCAGTACGACTACATGATGCGGGCGTACCTGGGTTGGGTCGGCACCGTTATCCAGCAGAGCTCGTACTACGCGATGGCCGCAGCCCGCGAGGGCGCAATCCCGGACCTTCGCAAGGAGGACATGTTCTTCATCGGCAACTACGTCCGCGACCTCCCGGCCAACCAGTCCAGGTACGTCACCGAGTTCTACAAGACGGCCGAGAAGGCGGCTCGCGCTGCTGCCGACCTCAACAACGCCCAGAACCAGGGCAACGAGGCCAAGGCCGAGCGGCTGTCCGAGAAGAACGAGGCTCTGTTGGAGCTCAAGCCTACCTACGACAGCATCAAGAAGCAACTCACCGACATCAACAACCAGATCAAGGCAGTCGAGCGCGACACAGAGATGTCGGGCGCCGAGAAGCGCAAGGAGATCGACGAGCTCTACCGAGAGCGCAACAGCCTCACCAAGGAGATCGAGGTCGAGCGGGTCCGGATGAAGCGCGAGGCCCAGTGACGGGCGGGCTGTGTCGCCCAGTGTGTCATGGCACATGTAGGACCAAGTGGTCCCGTGACGGAAGTCGTCGCGTTGGGACTTGTTGCGTCCTGAGCAGGGGGAGGCGCAAGCCTCTGAATCGTCGGTGGATTCTGGCGGCCACCGACATTCCGCAACAGCTTCACAACAGATTACAAAACCGCTGCTCTGCCAACTGAGCTATGCCGGCTGCTACTCTGCTACGGTGATACGGACTTCAGTGGTGCGTGGGCCTGCTGTGACGCAAAGTGTGACGCCCCGGCCATGACCTCGTCCACCTTGGCCGCGTAGGGTGCCAGCGAGGCGGCGCTGTGGTGCCGGTAGCGGTCCACCATGCGTGGCGTTTCCCATGCGCCGAGCTTCTGGATCACCCCATCCGGCACCCCCTGCTGCGCCAGCATCGACGCCCAGGTGTGCCGCATGTCGTGCGGCCGGAAGTCCTCGATGCCGGCCTTCTTCGTTGCCGCTTTCCAGGTCTTGGATGGACATCCGCAGGGTGGCTTGCCGTTGGCGAAGAAGACGTAGGTGTGGTGGCGCCCGATGCACCGGCGCAGGGCCTCCACCGCAGCGTCGTTCAGCGGAATGCCGTGGTCACGCCCGTTCTTCATCTCTTTGCCGTCGAGCGTCACCGTGCGCCGGGTCAGGTTGATCTGTGACCAGCGCAGGTTCAGCACGTTGCTCTGCCGCAGGCCGGTAGCGAAAGAGAACTCGGCCACGTCCCGCCAGTGACCCGGCAGGGCGTTCAGCAGCCTTGCGATCTCTTCCGGTTCCAGCCATCTGGTGCGCCCCTTGGGCTCCTCGTAGAAGAAGAAGGTCGGGATGTCGTCACGCTTGAGCCAGCCGTACTTGGTGCTGACGTGCCGCAGAACAGCCTTGAGCACAGCCAAGTACCGGTTGAGCGTAGCGTGACTGTTGGCCCCTTCCCGCTTCTTGATCGCCTGGACGATGAGCTCCTTCGTGATCTGGCGGAGGTACTTGCCTTGGAACTCCTCCACCCAGAACTCCGACCGGCTCTCGTAGTCGGCCAACGACTTCAGTTTCTCCTGCTTCTTGTCCAGCAGGAACGTCCTCACCGCTTCCGAGAACAAGCGGTCCTTCTTGATGCCCAGGCGCTTGCACTCCCAGACCTCGGCCCTGGTCTTGTCGTACAACTCCTGGGCAAGTTGCTTGTTCTCGGTTCCCGTGGACTGCCTTACTCTCTTGCCCTCAGCGTCGGTGTAGTCCATCCACCAGACGCGAGTCTCACTGCGCCGATACAGCGCCATCTAAGTCTCCTCAGCCGGCGCCTCGCCCCTGCTCGGGAGCGTGCTCAGCTTTGCGCGCCCGCAGGAATTTGTCAACCTCGGCAGCGTCGAACTGCCAGTGGCCGCGCTTGTGGATCTTGAACGATGGGATCAGCCTTGAGGTAGCCCAGCGACGGACTGTCTCTTTGCTGACCCCCACCATCTCAGCGACTTCGCTGAGGTTAAGCATCTGTTTCATTTCAGGCTCCAATCACCCACTTGGCGACCCGGATGGCTATACCGAACAACAGGCCAACAGCCGCCCAGCCGGCGATGAACAGGACGACCAGGAGCGCGATTGAAACGATTGCGTCCAACGGGTCGCCAAGTCTCATGCAGACTCCTTGTCCAGGCGGGCGGAGGCCAGCGAGTCCGTGTACTGGTCGGGGTAGCGAACCTTGAGCTTGCCGATGTTCTGCTCTGCGACCATGTCCATCGAGACCCCCAGGGCTTTGCACCCCAGGGCCACGAACCACAACAGATCGCCGAGCTCCTCGATGGCGTTGGCCTTGTCGAGTGGGCGCCCGTAGACCGTGTGCTTCTTCACGCAGTCCACGAACTCGCCCGCCTCGCCAGCCAACCCCAATGCGGAGTGCAGGAGGTCACCGGTCTCGCCCAGGTTCTTCGCCGTGCGGATCGCCAGCGATTGGTACCGGACGAAGTCCATTCAGTCCTCCTTGGTCTTCTCGATCTGGGCGCCGGAGCCGATCAGCTTGGCGACGTCGTAGGTGTTGGCTGGCTTCACGTCGAACAGATCGTTGGCGACGTGGCGCAGGGCCTGGGCCGGCAGGCCGGCTTCGATGAGGCGGCTGGTGCCAGAGGACTTCTCGGTGACGACATAGATACGCTGTTGCATGGTGGTTTCCTTTTCTGATGATGGATGGGTTGCCGGTTACGATATTCCGGCTGCTGGTGCCGCCCTATGAACGAGGGCCTTCCCCGCTAGTAACGACGCAGGGCCAGCCGATCAAGCCGAGATCAGACCTGGGGGTCGGCAGGGGCAGGGGAAGGGGCGGGCTTGGCCGCTGCCAGGGCTTCTGAGGCGCGGGTGCGCAACAGATCGATGTGAGGCTGTGCGGCCTCGTAGGGGAACTTCACCAGGGCCGCAAGGCAGGCGTTGATGGTTTCGACCGGGAGGGTCAGGGTCACTTCTTGAGGATTCACAGGTTTCTCCTGTTGGTTGGGGGATCTGTTCAGATGGATTTCAGATGAGCGCCGGCTCTTCGATCTGCAATGCTGGATTGAGTAGGTCAACGCCTACGCCATTGAGGCGACCCTTGCACTTGATCCACGGGCCGTCCGGGTGTCCGCGACCGTCCCATTTCGCCAGCGCGGCGGCGGCATCCTCCTGCTTCTCGAAGCAGTACCGCAGCTCGTAGCCGAGCTCGTGAAGATCGACCATCAGGCCAGTGGTGTACGCAAATTTGTGCAGGCCGCACACTTGCCCGTTGATCTCGCGCAGATGCGTGTAGCCTAGGTCGTGCAGGTTCATGTCTGGGCTCACTTAAACACCTCGACCCAGTCACGGGCGAGGATGTCGGTTTGCGACGCAACCCAGGGCACCAGATCGCCATGCGAGGTACGCATGTAGATGTACGGCAGGGTCATTTTGCTGTGCTCGTCGGGGACCTGGAGCGCGAGCCACATGCCCTTGCCGTTCCAGCCCTTGCGGGACACCATGCGCCCGCCCAGCAGGGCATCGAGCGCGATACCGAAGTCAGACTCTCCGGTCGCTGCGTTGTAGAAACTCATGCTGCTACTTCCTCTTCGCGCTTCGCCTTCGGCGTCTCGCGGTGTGCCCACAGACCCGGCATCTCGGGGTAGCGCAGATCGAACAGACGCGCCAGATACGGGCTGTGGTTGTTGTTGATCTTCCAGCCGTCACCGCCGAACTCGCGGACGTTCGAGTGGTGACGAAGGAAGTGGATGATGGTGCGGGCCGAGTAGTGCCGATAGCCGCGCCGGTAGACGTCGACCGCCTCCATCACGAAGGCTTCCCAGACGTGCAGGTTGTCTGGCAACCAGTCCAGGAAGTCGCGAGGAAAGAGGCCCCTGTTCTGTTTGGCGAGGTCAACGATGCTCACGGCTCACTCCATCAGAACGGGATGTCGTCGTCCATGTCGTCGAAGCTGCTGCCCGTGCGCTGCTGGCGCTGCGGCTGTTGGCGCTGCTGCGGCTGTTGGCGCTGTGGTGCTGGAGCCCGACGCTGCGGCTGCTCTTCCTTGGGCTGCGCGGACAGACTGAAATACTTCTGTCCTTCGAGCTTGGAGCCTTCGCGGCCGGTCTTGACCCAGGCGGACAGCCAGTATTCCTGGCCCTCGATGTTGATGCTGCCCCGGTAGTCCGGCCTGGAATCGTTGCCCTGCTTGTCGTTCTTGGCCAGAAGGCCGCTGTTGGTGTTGTCGTATGCCATGTGCTTCCTTCAGAACTTGAAGTTGGTCTCGGAAATGATCTTGATTGCGGTCGGGGGTTGCTGCTTCTTCTCTCGGGGTGGCTCGACCTGGGCAACCGCCCAGCACCAGAAGTCGGCCAATCGAATGTGAAGCCAGTTCCAGTATTCGCGGGAACGGGCGATGCGCCTGATGGTCATCTGCTCCGGGGTCCAGTAGACGAAGTCCCACCACTCCCGGTTCGTGATCTCCATGAGCCCCTGCGCCTGCGCCATGTAGTACGGCGGGATCTCTGCCGGGATCTCCTTGGAGTAGGGGCACTTGATCTCGCCGCCGCCCTCCAGCCCGATTAGGAAGTCGGGTGACCCGCCGAGCCAGTCGTGCTCGGGGTGTACGATGAAGCCGGACAGGTCGACCTTGATTTCCTCACAGAGCTCGTAGGCGGCGATGGCAACAGGCTCGTGCTCTTCACCCCAGCGGGTGGCGTCGTTGCCCTCGAATGTCTCCAGGCCCATGAGCCGGCGCCAAAGCTGTTGACGCGACCCTGGTGCAAGTCCAGCGGCCTGACCGAAGTTGGAGGCGGTGAGCTTGCCCTCGCGCTCCTTGAACCACGCATCGGTACGCTGGTGCGGGTTCATGCGCCCCTCGCTTCCATCGACCTAGACAGGGCATGCGCGAACTCCTTGGTGACCGCCTTCTCGGCCTCAGACATGCCGGCAAACACCTTGCGGAGCTCGGCTACCGTCTCGCAGTCCGCCAGCCTCTCCCTCGCGGCCTGAATCTGTTCTACGGTCAGCTTCGGATCGAACTTCGGCGTCGGCTCCTCGTATGGAAGGTCTTCCCCAGCGTAGATGTAGAGGCCCAGGCCGTGCAGTGCGATGGCTTTGGCGAGGCATCGCTGCATGGCGGTGTTGATCTGAAACGCATCCGGATCGGGGATCGGCTTGTTGCGGTGATCCATGACCGGGAGTTGCGCGGTCATCGACTTGCCGCAAGCGATGACGGAGCAGAAGACCATCATAGTGCCGTTGCCGTAGATCTTGGGCTCGTCGTAGGCCCAGGTCGCATGCGGGTCCACGCGCAGCAGTTGGTCCACCGCCCAGGCCCACGACAGGTAGGTCAGGTTCTGCTTCTTCTCCGTCTTGTCATTGACGTTGATGGAAG